GATACACTAAATGGGCGAGGCGCGCTTCCTTTGCCTGCCTCATGTGTCATTTTACAACTCCATATACTGATTAAATAATTTATCACCTAAACGAAATGCTTCTATTTCCCAAGGTAACTCTCTGTACGGAATAATATCCATATTTACTCTTCTTGATTTCCAACGTGTCATGTCTTCATCTAATTCTTTGCGAACAAACTGACGTACATGGACCATTTCATGTGCCATAGTACGAATTTGTGTTTCTACACTATCATCTTTTGCAATAGCCATAATGAAGTGTCGCGGTTCACCTGACATGTTATAGTCTTCGGCACAAACCCAACCGTATTCATTACCCATATTACTTTTATAACTAACTCGGATATGCAAATTCGGAATCATTTGCGGAGTAAACAACTGGCTGGCAAAGTAATTTAGTGCCTTTCTTTGACATGCCTTTATTCGACTACCGTAAAGATTTAGTTCCATTTGCGGACCTCCTTCTTCACTATTTATTTTTTCACGATTTTGGTCCGAGTGGAGAGATTCGAACTCCCGACCCTCTGGTCCCAAACCAGATGCGCTACCAGACTGCGCTACACTCGGTAAACTTGGTGCCCCATGACAGAATCGAACTGCCGTAACCTGATTACAAAACAGGTGTAATACCATTATACTAATAGGGCGAAACTGGTGGTGATGGAGGGATTCGAGCCCCCAACCTGTTCCGTATGAAGGAAATGCACTACCATTGTGCTACATCACCTTTAAATATGGCTCCACAGGCAGGGATCGAACCTACGACCAATTGATTAACAGTCAACTGCACTACCGCTGTGCTACTGTGGAATAAAATAACAGGATACGCTTTTGCTTTATTTCCAGTAAAGTTATTTGATTGCTGAAAGTATCCTAAAACTGGTTGCAGAGGCAGGATTCGAACCTGCGGTTCTTGGCTTATGAAACCAAGCGGATGACCACTTCCATACTCTGCGAAACTTGGCGGTTCTAGGGGGTAACGATCCCCACTCTTTTGGCGTGACAAGCCAACGTGCGTCCATGAACACTTTAGAACCTAAACTTGGTAGGGGTACGGAGAATCGAACTCCGGTTAATAGGTTAAAAGCCTACTACTTTGCCACTAAGTTATACCCCCAAAAACTGCTGGTACCGCCTGAGAGAATCAAACTCCCACTTCATCGTTCGTAGCGATGTGTAATATTCATTTTACTAAGGCGGCAATTTGGTGGAGGATAGCGGAATCGAACCGCTAACTGTAACTTGCAAGGCTACTGTGTTCCCAATTATACCAATCCCCCGAAATATTTGGCATTACGAACTTTAGCCGTATCTCTTACGCGGATACCGAAAGTACATCGTTGATGCACCGCTATACACGCCAGCACCTTTTGCTGGATTGACACACCTGACGGTGCGACTATGGTGGGTCTTGATGGTAACGCTCCACGTGGCAACTTCCTTTCGTAACAAAGCCGACGGATTTACAGTCCGCTGAAAGGGGCAAGACCCATATTCTTCTGGAGTGAGGAGTGGGATTCGAACCCACGATACAAGAGTTTTGCAGGCTCCGCCATTCGACCACTCTGGCACCCTCACATTACCATTTGTTTAGTGTTATCATGCCGATTTGTCTTCAAGGTGCTTCCTTTGACAAGCGAATAGCGGTTATATTAGGACCTGTTCCTCGCACAGTTAGGCCCGCATAGTGTATGCGTCCATACACGATACCCTGATAACACTAAACAAATGGTACACCTAGGGGGAATCGAACCCGCCGTTTGCGCCTTGAAAGGGCGCCGTCCTAACCGTTAGACGATAGGTGCATACCTGATACAAATTGTTAAAGAACTTTTTTGTAATCCAGACTTATCTGAATCACTCACAACAGAAATCAATTCTACGCTAAGTCCAAGGACTTGTCAAGCACTTTTCTGTTGTATTTTTACAACTGGCCCGGCTGGCAGGAATCGAACCCACATCGGACGCTTTAGAAGAGCGTTGCCTTATCCATTAGACCACAGCCGGAAAATTCTATTCTATCAAACTTCACCACTCTTGTCAAGTAGTGTTGTTTTTATACAACATAAACAAAAACCCCCTAGTTTTTTAGGCTAGGGGGCTTGTGTTTAGATTGACTTTTAACAGGTAGTCAGTCCGTGCCCCCTCGGCAGTTTTCCCAAATCGCAGGTGTGCGTGAGCCTACGAATGGCATCGCATATGTGCAATCTAGTTTTCTACTGTGATGGGATATTGACTGCATTAGTCTTCCTTTAAAAGTTTTATTTGTCATGTATCTATATATACAAATTCTAGTCTTATTTTGACTTGATTGAAGAAATATTTCTTGGTGCCGCGAATGATACTAGCACAAGTGCCGCTAACCATTCCCAGAACCCGTATGCAATACTTAGTCCGAACAAAGTGTTCAATGACCAAATAAATGCAAGTGGCGAAAGAATCGCAAAAAATATAACAAACAATGCTACGAAAGCAACTAAGCCATTAGTCATTTTGTACTCCAATCATCTTCAAATTCATCAAAATCATCCTCTGAAAAATTTCTCGGATCAAGGCCACGCAACTTGTGCTGTAACTTTTGATGAGTCTTTCCTTTGTCTTCTCTCAAAGGTTTTTTCTTTGGGTTGGGTTTACGTTCGTCTTCTTCGAGAAATTCTCGAAACCCCTTAATCTTCTTATCCGTTTTCGACATGTTAAGCCTGTGATTCTCCTACGAACAACTCAGGTAGTGCTTCTTCTACTACCTTGCGGGTGATGCCTTTGTAGCCTGTCAATTTTTTATCTTTGATCATGATGGCTAGTCTGGCTTCGTCAGCAGAAATGCTTTCTAGCATTTCAATAAAAATTCTTTCTTTACGAACCTTGGTAAGGTTATTCTTTGCGCCTTTCACAAAGTATCCAAACTTTTTCAAGTCTTTGAGTAATCTATTATAGCCCCAATTGTCTGGAATGTCAAGTTGCTTGTAAGGTGGTGTTCCCTCAGGCAAATCAAATTGAATATCTCTATTGTATACAAATGTGAGAACAGTTTTCAATTCAGGTTTCAAATTGGCAATCTCACGCAAATGTGTCACGCGATCTTTCGCTGGTACATCATTTACAATTTTAAGCAACTCTGGTATGGTTGCTCTACTAATGTCAGTCGGCATATTAAAATTCCTGTATGTGTTCCATCAATTGTTTCATACGATTTTTGATGAAATAGTTTAGTACTTTATCTTTACCCTTCACTTCTTTGGGGGTGCGATAAGCGGTTAAAATTTTATCTGCATATTCACTAGGTACTTTTGACAAATCAATTAGACTTTCATTTCGCTGGTAATTACGCAACATTGATGCATCGCAAAAATCTTCCGGTTTCTGCGCTACCCATGTATTTAGTTTTTTTTCAGTTACAGGCTTCTGACGGGCTTCGGTAATGAAAGTATCATCGCTAGACAGAATGTTAGGGATGCCGTCACCTCTATCACCTTTGATGATATGCTCTTTAAGGAATTTAACTGGCTCTGATGTTTTCAAAAACTTCTTTGCCATAGGGCTGTACTGATCTACGTTGGCAAACTTCTGCAATTGCATAAAGTCTTTGTCGCTAGAAAGAATCAAAATCTTTTCACTTTGAGAATTTTTCAATTCTACGCCATAGTTTGTACAGATTGTGCCGATTACATCATCGGCTTCAGTCTTGTCAATTTGTATAACTTTGTACGGAAAGTTCTCGCGAATCTCATCACGCACTCTGTTAAGAGTTTCGAAAATTAGATTCCAATCGTATGGAGATTCTTCACGCGATTTTTTACGCGCCGCTTTGTAGTACGGAAACAAATCTTTGCGCCAGTACTTCTTATCATCTGCACAAATTACAAGATCACCATACTCATCTTTAAACTTCACATTGTACATGCGAATGCTATTGAGTACCATATGGCGAATCAAATTCTCATCGATGCCACCGTTAGCAATTCCTGGTTGCATCATGAGGTTGGAAATCATGACTTGATTCAAGTCGAGTAAAATCATTTCAATGTCCTAATTAACTATTCTGAGGATAATTGTATCAGAATTCATGCGACCTGTCAAGTTTGATTCCTTGGTAGACAAGTCTGGCAGAATCTTCTTGATTTTAACTTTGCCAGCCTCCATCACTTCTTTGATAGTTGCCGCAGGTTTGCGTAGACGTTTGCCAATGGATGTTTGTTCATTGTAGTTTTGCAATGTGCTACCTTTTACAGACAAGCCTTTTGCATTATCTGCATGGTAAACACCAAGCAACTTTGTCTTTGTGTTATATGTCCACAACTGCAATGCGCCAACCACTTTCTCTGGCGCAATACTCACCAAACCAAGTTCTGCAAAGTCTTTCATGTAGTTCAGTTTAGAAACTAGAACACTTGCAGGCTTCTCTTTTACCTTACGCTTTTTGCGCGTTGGCTTAATGCTTGCACGATTGTTTGCGGAAACGACAATCGAATCCAAAAACTCTTTGAATCTACGCAACTCTGGTTTGCTAAAGTTAGAGTAACCTTCTTTCAATTGCGGATCAGTCGTATCAATTACTTCTTCAATCTCTTTCGCTCTTTCAATGAAGACGTTACAAATCTTTGTCATCACCACGGATGATAGATTGCGCGAACGAAAATAAGAATCCATATCAATAGGATTTTTGCAACCAGTAGTTACAAAATCATCAATGAGACCTTCTATCTCTCCAGCCTCTTCGCTTGCCTTTTCGCGAATACGATCTTGAATGTTGACCTTTGGTGCATCTTCAACTACCACAGCAACAACTTTCAATTCTTTATTTGCTTCGACCAAAAGTTCTTTATACTTGTCCGCAATGTATTGCTTAGTCTTGTCACTAGGAACAAAACCAAGGCAAAGCATTCGAGCAAGCCAGCCAAATTGTAAATTGATTTTAGATTCTGATACGGAACGAATTGCAAGAATTTCATTCTTGTTACGCCCGACAAATTTCAAATAGTCGAGTACAAATTCTTTTGCTTCTTTTTTACTGCAATTGTAATTGTACCAATTGAATGCTTCAATCAAAACGCTCTGTTCACTCTTACCTTCTACGTTTGTGTAGATAGGTTCAGCACCAATTTCTGAATTAATCTTTCTCATGATGTAGGTCTATATGTCCAAGTGTTAGTCTCAAGATTCCAAATGCTCTCTACTTTACTTTTCTTTCCCGGTAGGATTGTCACTATTATTTTGTTCGTTTTCAGCAATGAAATTAAGAATGCCTTTAGTTTCTCCGGATCCGGAGATTCTCCCTCTGTCACTATCTTGACTGCCGTATAGGTATTCATAAAGTTCTTTTATACCACCGATATATTTTGTGCCATGATAAATGTGCGGTACAGTTTGCGTCCCTGGTCGCAACCTTTGAAGTTGATTGAGTGTATAGTCTATTCCGTACAAATACATACGATATTCATAATTCATTGTATATAGCAAAAATTCTGCTTTCTCACATGCTCTGCTGTTAGGTGCGCCGTATATGAAAAACATTACATCTCGGTTCTTGTAGTAGTCACAAGCCTCACATGCGTACCTGGATGAACGGTAGTCGATATAGTTTTCTTTTCGCCATTGTCTTCGTAAGTTACAAGGTAACCCACAATGACATTACGGCTATAAGGTTCTTCAAGAATTTGACAAGTGTTTTGTTGTTGATAGCCGACCGTTTGTGTGGAGTAACCAACTACTCTCTGATTAGAATTGGTTGCAACACCCGCACCAATTGCTCCACCGACCACGGTCGCACCTACATTACCATTTGAAACTCCGGCACCGACAATCGCACCAACAACCGCGCCAAGTGCGGCATCTGCTGGATGCACATATCGACCTTCTACAATGGGAACATTTTTTTGAATGGGTACTGTAGTTACGCCACAGACTTGTCTCTGAGTAACACCAGTTTCCAGTTTTGACATTGTTTCGATATTGACAATAGGTGCATATCGAACCAATTGGTTCGGAACATTATAAAGAGGGCTAGGCTTGTAAGAATGACTTTGACCATCTAGTGTTCGCGGTTCATTCTGCCTTGGGTCTTTCGAAAACCTAACCTCTGCATGTGCGGTAGTCGCAACTAGAAGAGCGGCAACTAAGGCTGTGAGTTTCATGGAAGTTTTCCTTTCATTTGTATATATCATACCGCATTTCCTGGCTGTTGTCAAGTATGGGTAAGTACACAAATGTTAGTGATTACTTACTTGCAGGTTTAGCAGGCACTCTCTTCTTTGCTTGCTTGACAACATTTGCCGTCACATTACCGGCAACTTTCTTAGCAGGTGCTTTTCTTGCTTTTGGTGCTGGCGCAGGTGTTGGTTCTACAACCTTCACAGGCTCATAAACTTCCGCCGGTTGCTTTTCTTCTACTGGCTTTGTAACAGAGTCAAGCGGATGTGTTCCGTCTGCTTTTTCTTTGTTCAAATGATTATAGGCAATATAGACAATACCGCCAAGAATAAGAATGCCAATGATAATTTCCATAACTGTCTCCTAATTGTTGGAATAAACAAACTATTTATATTAAGTGTGGGTTTGTGATGAGGACACCTGCCTTGGTTAAAATCACAAGATGTAGAGTATTCTTTACGACAAGTGTGGCAATTCATCAGTCCCAAAGCCCCCTGTAATATTTGCCAAACAAACGCAAACCATTATCGATTCGTTTGCTATGTGCTTGATAACCTTCTACATCAAACTTTGCGGTATGATTAGGACCGTCAACCATTTGATATAATGTTGGTTTGCCATTCTCATCCCATTTACATGGCTTACTCATCCAGTCAGTTTTGCCTGTATGAAATTGATCTTCCCAATCTGTTGCAAGTTGTTCGAAAGACCAAATCATTTCACTCATAATGTAATCCCAACGTAGATGTACAAGGTCATCTACTGCACTATCAGCGGCTTCTTTCTTTTCTGGAAAGAGTTCTTGTTGATCCCAATTATGAGGATCATATGTAGTGTGAAATTTTTCAGGCACATCTTCATCATCAACAAGTTGAGAACCATGCTTGGCTTCTTTCAATTGTTTTAGCATAGGCAGAATGATAGGATTCAAAGTTGAATCCATGTTCCAAGTATCGTACTTATCAATCTTCACATACACAATACGTTTTCTTTTAGATTCAATCCAAATCAATAGTTTGTATAGCCATGTGTTAGGACGGTCTCTGTCCCAACGTGTTGTCGCTTTTGGGTCTTCTTTTTCTACGCTACCGTGTGCAAGCCATTCGCCAAAGTTATGCACCCAATCTGGTTCACGTTCGAAACCATATTCATCTTTTTCTTTCTTTGCCCAAAAGCAAAGTAACTCTGCTAGTTGGTAAGGACCAAACCAGTTTTTATATGGACCAATATAAACTTTCATTCCTTATAAACCTTTCTTTTATATGGTGTTGGGTTAGGGCGGGTTCGTATGCCCACGCCAGACATTACTTCTCCTTCTTCTGGAGTAAGTTTACCAAATTCTTTCATCATATAATAACGAACCATTTCGTCTGTGATCTGACTGATAAGATTGTTCTTTTCATTCTCAAGCCAAAAACGAATAGGGGCGCGACCCCAAGTTTTGTATTTCATAACATCATGGAATATCTTACGATGCGTTTTACTTGTAGCATCAAATACTTCATGCTGTCTTCCATACTGTTCAATCTTACTCATTTAAGTTTCTTTCCTGTAACCTTACCATAAAGGGTTTAGTGTCGAAATGTTCAGGCATTTTTTCTGCTATCATCTCAAAATGATAGTCATCGGGGTAATGCCTCAGTACCCACAATGCTTGTCTTCGAATATCTTTTGGCACTCGCGGAGTTTTCTTAGGATCAATTAGATCATAAAGAAATTCTTTACCGCATTTGAGTGCGCGGTATCTTTCGTCAGGTAACGTCATCTTCTTTCCACTTTGTTACAAAAGTGTCCATTTTATGTTCATCAGTCCATGAACTGCAATATGCATTATCTTTGTCACAGAGTTTTAACACTTCTTCTGGTGTGACAACACGGTGCGAAACAATTGTTTCACCAAGATGCTCTTGTGAAAATTCTTGTGCTTCTTCCATTGTAACTGTATCAAGAGCCCAATTGGCTTTGTCGTTACCAAAGTCATCAACCCCGATAGGAACTTCAACAACATAGCGTTGACGAAATTGTGAGATACACTCAACAAGAACCAATTG